CTTACCTCTACAGCAAAGGCTCATTTTGGCACTACTGATTATTTTCAAACAGTTGATGGTAATCTTCCAAATTTTAATATATCTTAATAAATTAATTTAAGCAATCCATCGCGTACAAAATAATTTTCTCTTGATCTGTCAACTTTTGAAACAGTAGATTTTCACTCATATTAATATTAAAAATACGATTTATATTATTTTTACAAACTAATAATATGTTATCACTAATTTTAACATCACATAAAATAGCACCATTTGTTAATTTAATATTATTTTCGGGATTTTTAATATTAATCCAGCGAATATAACAACCGATATGGAGCTCTTGTAATTCTTCAACATATCTATAATTTTTTAATTTTTTTGTTAATTCACTATTATATTTTTTTGTAATTGGTAATTCTGATAATATATTTTGTTTAGTTGTCTTAATTATATCACTAGTCAAGTTATTTATAGATTCATTATTGTCATTGTTTAATGACTTATTTAAAAAAATTAAATCATTATCATCCATTATATATTTATAATATAATTAACTTTTATATAATAATAAAAAATTAACTAGTATATATTATTAAATATTTTGTTATTATATTTATATATACAAATATCATCTGACAATACAACAAAAAATATGCATAATTTAAATTTATGATGTCCTCCGAGCTAAATTGCATAATTTATCTATTTTCAATTCTCTATTTTATAAAATGAAATTGGACATGAAAAATGTCCGATTTTGAAAAGTGAAATGAAGAATTGAAAAAAAAATGCAATAATGTGGTTTACACTGGAATGGTCTAAATTGAAATATAAGATAAAATATTTTGTTATTGTAAAAAAATACAAATATTTTTTATATTTTATAAAAATATTTAGGAACTAAATAATGTACCATATTATAGGTACATCATGGTACAAAATGATACAATAGAAAGTTCTAATATATATAAATGTAAAACATGTGACTATGAAACGTCACGTCATAGTCAATTTTCTAGACATTTATTATCTCGAAAACATAAAATGAATGTAAATGGTACAAATAATGTTCCAAAAAATGAATGGTCATGCGAATGTGGTAAACGATATAGATATTCACAGGGATTATCAAGGCATAAAAAAACATGTAATTTAAATATTATTCAGGAACCAAACTTGAACAAAAATGTTCCAAAAATATCAAGTGAATTAATTGTAAAATTAATAACTGAAAATGAAGAAATGAAAAAAATAATGCTAAAAGAAAATCTGGAAATGAAGAGAGAAAATCAAGAGTTAAGAAAACAAATAACTGTTATGATACCTTTAATCGGAAACACTAATAATATAAATAATACTAGTATAAAGCAAAAATTTAATATAAACTTTTTCTTGAATGAAAAATGTAAAGATGCCTTAACAATGAATGAATTTATTGATAAAATAGATATCTCTATGAAAAACTTATTAGTAACAACGAATGAAGGTTTGGGTAATGGATTAACAAATATAATAATGGATAATATGAATAAACTTTCTTTATATGAAAGGCCAATACATTGTACTGATAAGAAGAGAGAAACTATATATATAAAAAATGATAGCTGGGAAAAAGATGAAGATAATAAACAAATAAATAATATGATAAATAAAGTTGAAAATAAACAAATACGAAATATTAACAAATGGATAGAAGCAAATCCAAAATATATGGAAAATGAAATATTAAAGAGAGAATTTATAAAATTAACAACAAATTGTGCAAGTTCAATTGATAATTGCAAAGATAAAATAGTAAAAAATGTATGTGATAAAGTTTATATTAATAAAGACGAAATATGATTATATAATATTATACTATTATGATCAAATATAAAATTATGGTGTCCTCCGAGCTAAATTGCATAACTTGCATATTTTCAATTCTCTATTTTATAAAATGAAATTGGACATGAAAAATGTCCGATTTTGAAAAGTAAAATGAAGAATTGAAGAAAAAAATCATCGATTTGGATTTAGACTATAATGGTCTAAACGCAAAAATAATAAATTATATGTTATTACTGAATAATAAATAATAATATATTAATAAATGAAAATCAATTTAGACATTTTTTTGATCAGTATTATATATGAAAAATGACTGATGTAAAAAATGCAAAAAATGCAAAAAAATTTTATTGTGAAAAGTGTGGTTTTGTATCGAGTAATAAATATAATATAGAAAAACATTTATCAACAGATAAACATAATAGACTTATCAATACTGATGAAAAAAATGCAAAAAAAAATTTTGTTTGTAATTGTGGTAAAAGTTATAAACATAGTCAAAGTTTATACAATCATAAGAAGAAATGCAGTTATATACATTTAACGGCATGTAATTATGGTAAAAATAATAACAAAATTAATAATGACGAAAGTAGTGATAATTATATTATGAATCACATGGTTGAAACCGATGGAGATGTAGATTTTAAGAAATTATTTATAAAAATAATAAGTGAAAATCATGAAATGAAGGAAATATTTATAAAACAACATAGTGAAATTATTAATGAGAATAAAGAATTAAGAAATACAATTAATGAATTAATTCCAAAAGTTGGAAATAATAATACAACAATAAATAATACAAAAAATAAATTTAATATAAATATTTTCCTAAATGAAAAATGCAGAGAAGCATTATCAATAGATCAATTTATAGAAAATATAGAGATATCTCTGAATAATTTATTAACTACGAAGGATAAAGGTTTAACCGAGGGTTTAACTAAAATATTTATAGAAAATATGAGTAAATTATCATTATATGAACGACCAATGCACTGTACAGATAAGAAGAGGGAAACCATGTATATTAAAACTGACGGTGGAAACGGTGGAATCCCTAGATGGGAAAAAGATGAAGATAATAAAGAAATAAACCAAGCATTAAGAAAAGTATCACATAAACAAATACAAAATATTAAACAATGGACTGATAGATATCCAAATTATATGACTAATGATAGATTACAAGAAGAATATATGAAAGTAGCATTAAAGTGTACGAGTGATATTAAAGAAGATAAAGTTTTAAAAAAAATATGTGATAATGTTTATTTAACAGATGAAGATAAAAAATAAGTATTTTATAAAATATTAATAATACGCACTATTAATATTTTCATATTTTCACATTTTCATATTTTCACATTTTCACATTTTCACATTTTCACATTTTCATATTTTCACATTTTCATATTTTCATATTTTCACATTTTCATATTTTTTGTAATTTTTTTTTAGTTTTTTTATTAGAAATAAGACGTGGTTTTTTTTTACATGTAAATTTATATAATTTAAGTTTTTTATTTTTAATAATCGAATTAGAACATATTGCTATCGCTCTAGATTCATTTTTATTTTTCTTTGAGAATGCATCTATTTTTTTTATACATCTACATAATTTATTAACTAAAATTTCTTCGGCTTTTTTTTGTATCTCTTTATTGCTCATTCTCGGTGTTATAGGTATATTATAATAATCTAATATAGCTAGATAATCATTATTAGTGAGATTCATATTTATATACGATATATATATGAAAATATAAAATAATTTTACAGAAATAATAATACAATAAGTAATAATTATTGTAAAAAAAAACTTCTATATAATAAATATGGTGCATGATGAAAAAAAAATAGTAGTATTTGATTTGGATGAAACACTAGGCTATTTTGTAGAATTGGGTATATTTTGTGACGCCATCGAAAATTATTTACAACGAGATATTACCAATTCAGAATTTAATAAAATAATGGACTTATTTCCTGAATTTATGAGACCAAATATAATACAAATTCTTGATTATCTAAAATTAAAAAAGCATACAGGAATATGTGACAAAATAATGATATATACAAATAATCAAGGTCCAAAGTCGTGGAGTCAAAAAATAAAACTATATTATGAGACAAAGGTAAATTGTAATTTATTTGATCAAATAATTTCAGCATTTAAAGTACATGGTAAAAGAGTTGAATTATGTAGAACATCTAAAGATAAAACATACGCTGATTTATTATCTTGTACAAGATTACCTTCAAATACCAAAATATGTTTTTTAGACGATCAATATCATCCAGAAATGGAGCACAATAATGTAATATACATTAATATTAAACCATATATACATTCTTTATCATACAAAGAAATGTCGGAAAGATATTATCTAAAAAATAAAGACAGTATTCTTGATAATATTGATCAGTTTAATAATAAAATAATAAATTACATGAATTTATATAACTATAAAGTAGAAAGTAAATCAGAAAAAGAAATAAATATTGATAAAATTATAAGTAAACAAATTATATTTTATTTAAAAGAATTTTTCAAATCCCAAAAATTAAAAACCAAAACTAGAAAACGTAAGGGAAAAATAAATAACAAAACTTATAAACTTATCGATTAGAAATTGTTTATATTAAATATTTCTTCAATATATTTAGTTAATGAAGTTGTTAAAAGTAATAAAATACCTGATGTAAAGGCTAATTTTCTGTCAAATAAAAAATTTTGTTTATTATATGTTGGTTCAATAAATGGGTTAAATCTAATTATTAGAATAATTGCAATATATATTTTTAAAAAATTACGCAGGTAAAATATTTTTTCAGGAGCAATTACAGTTAGTCCAGCGATAGCTACGATGTAAACAACTAATGATATGGTTGCTAGATATGTATATATATTTTGATGCCATTTTTGTTCAGTAAATTTTATAATATCATTTAACATATAATATATATATATATTATAATATATGTTACAAGATAAGAAATATAATGTTAAAAAAGATACTTTTGATGAAGATCGCACTATTATAACTGAAAAAACATTTGAAAATGAAAAAAAAATAGTATATTATAAACAATTGTTTGGATTAATATTATATTTTGTATTTTTTATTGTATTTATACCACATTTATTGATTAAAAATGAGTTATGGTATATATTAACCGCATATGTACCTAATTTAGATATGTTAGCAACAATTATAGGATATAAAGGTGGTCCATATGATATATGGAAATATTTATATAATCCTGCCACATCAACCATTTATGGGTTTTTTAGCGCAACACTCATAAATTATTTTGCATTATTAGGAGTAACATATATAGTAGCATTTAATACGTATATTAAGCGAAATATTACATCTGGTTGGTCGTTGGCCTTTTTTATGCTTGCAATAACATATTTATTACCAGGAAATTTATTAGTTGTAATAATGAATAAAATGGGTTCTATGGTAGAATCTTTTATATATAATAAGTTATTATCTTGGTTTTTTGTAGTATTAATTGGTATTTTAGCTGCAATCATAATAATTATTATTGAAAGTAAATTAATAGAAAGATATAATCCTACCATATCAAATTATATTATCTATGTCGCGAATAAATATAAGATAAAATTTTTTTAATAAATTATTAATGAACGTGCACTAGAATCAGTGGCATTAATATATTTTGGCATCCAAAAATATGGAATAATATATCCTAAATTGGGATAAAATTTTTCAAATATTTCTCGATAATACATTTGTTCTAATGTAATAGGATTATTATGTTCATATGATTTTTTTTTAATAGTGCAGTCTTGTACTTTTTCACTAATAATTTTATACCAAGACTTGTTTAAACTACTTACACCATCACTAAAAGCTTCTTTACGTCTCCATAAAATCTCGTTCGGTAAAAGATTTCTATTATCAAAAGCTTTGCGAAACAAATATTTTTCTTGTATTTTATTTGTATCAAATCTGATTTGTGATGAAATTGATAAATAATAATTTACCCACTTTCTATCTAAAAATGGAGTTCTAGGTTCAAGTCCATTTGTAGAAATTGATCTATCACTACGTAAGACATCAAAACTATGTATATCTGTTAATAAACGTCTACATTCTTTATCAAACTCTAAATGATTCGGTGCATGATTCATGTATAAATATCCACCCATTAATTCATCACTACCATCACCATTAAATATAACTTTTGCATCAGAATTTAGGGATATATACTTACCAATTAGATAATTGCCAACGCTAGCTCTAACAGTTGTTGTATCATAACTTTCAATCATATTAATAACTTCTGGAATAGCATCAAAGAAATCTTTTTCTGATACAATAATCTCTGTATGTTTTGTACCTAAAAATTCTGATACTTTTTTTGCATATTTTAAATCTTCTGAACCATCAAGACCAATACTATATGTTTCTAATTGTTTATTGTAATATTTTGATACTATTGATGTTACAATACTACTGTCTAGTCCACCAGATAAAAGACAGGCAATAGGTCGCTCGGTTGTTTCGATTCTTTTTTTAACAGCTTCAGTAAACATGGTATATATACCATTATATATGTCATTTTCTGAAGTATAAATTAATTTTGATAACGGAAGAGTATTATAAATGTTCTTTTCTTTTAAATACCATTTTTTTTCTAGAGATAAATTAAATTTTATATATGAACCAGGTTGCACTGGTTTAATATTTACAACTCCAACATTTAGCATATCGAGTTTTTTTTTCATATTCGACAATTGTTTAATTTCCGATGCGAATGCTATAATATGTGAATTTAACCATCCGTAAATGTATTCCTTAACAATTTCATCATCATTCGACAATATATATAATGGTCTAACTCCAAATGGATCTCTCGATACATAAATATTATTTAAATTGCTATCATATAAAATAAATGCAAATACACCATCTAGAATATTTAATGTATATTCAATACCATATAATTTATATGCATGAATTATAATTTCACAGTCTGAATGTGTATATGGGTTAATATTCATATCCGAAAATAATTCTTTATAATTGTAAATTTCGCCATTACAAATTAATGTAATACCATCAATAGTTATAGGTTGATTGGATTCTGAATCTAGACCATTAATTGATAATCTATGAAAACCTAAAATTAAAGATTCGGTTTTTTTAATTAAAGTAGAATTATCCGGACCGCGATGTTTTCCTTTATTAAAATTTGCCTCAATATCACCATTTTCACTATTATATTTATTTAGTAACGCAAAAATTCCACACATATATTAATTTATATAATAATAATAATATAAAATCTTTATATTAATTATTATAACTGTATAAATATATATGTATATGCAGACAACTAATACAAATAATTTGTGCGATTTAGAGAGAACTGAAGAATTAAATAACAGAATATTTAATAGAAATACACCATTTGTATCACTGCAACCAGTTTTTGATATTAAATCACAATCAACAAAGTATGTAAAGTTACCAATTATTGATAATAATAATGATAATACTAATAATAATATCAACGATATTTTTTCTGGAAATAAAAACAGATGGACTGAATATTCGTCGAATGTTAATAAAGAATCTTGTTTAAGAAATCAAATTTATCCTTTAAATAATTCAACTGTATCACACTATGTACCTGATAGTAAAAGTGACTTATATAATAATACTATTAATAATAATCATCATGAGAATCAACCATTCAAAGATTTATTTACTCAACAAACATTCAATAGTTTTAATCCTAATGTTGCAAATTTAGGGCAAAATATTTTAAATAATCATACTAGACAACAATTAAAAGATTTATAAATTTTATAAATTTTATATATTCAATACAGTGTAATATATAAAATTAAATAATATATTGTATTAATGACTTCTAGTGAAAAATATGTTTCAGATGTTACTTTAGAATATTTATTAAACCCTACTTTATTTCAACAAATATATAAAAATAAAGAAACAATAACCGAGAATGAGAGTGACGTGCGTTTTTATAGGAAACGTATTTTACAAAGTGTAAAAGAATTATGTAAGTTTGAAAACCGAGAGTGTTTTAATAGTAGTATAACGAATGCATTTAATGATTTTACATCAGTACTTATTTATCATTATAAATCAATTGATTCAAAAGATATATTACAAAGTGAATATTGTGATAATCTTAATGATAATTCTAATGATGATACTAATGATGATATAGAAAAATCCCAGAATACTAATCTCGAGAATGGTAATCTCGAGAATGATAATACAAATGATTCCCAAATAAAACAAATTATACAAAAATCAAATGAAATGATGATTAAAGAAAAAAAAACTGTAAATAATTTAGATAGTTTTGTTAAAAAAATAAATACCAACGAAATTAAAGAAACATTTCCAAAAAAACGCGCAACTAATTTGAAAGCTCAAGAATTGAGATATAAAGGTTTGAAAAAGAAAAATGTCGATAATATAAAAGTATATATGGGAAAAAAACATGCAACACATAAAAGAAAAAAAAATAATAAAAATAAAAAAAAATTGGACACTCGAAAAAGAAGATCTAAACAGAAAAAAACATTTAAAAAATTAAATTGCAGTGCTGGTAGGAATATGAATGATTATACTTGTTATACTAAAACAGCACTTGAACAAATTAAATCGCAATGGAATAAACGACACCCAGAATCTATAATTGATACAAATAATTCTAAAGAGATATGGTATCAACTAAAAGAAAAACTAAACTCTGTATGTGACACAGAAAGATGTTGGATTAAACAAAAATTTATGGAGAATAATTTAGATAATGAACTATTACATTATACACATGCTCCAGAATCCCCAAAAATTTGGGATATAAATCCAAATGAATGGTTAAATAGTAATGATATTAATAAAGTTATGAAACAATATGAGATGGAATATAAAAATTATGAGTTTATAGGCCCTAGTCCTATAGATTTTGATAAAAAGTTATTATATGGTGAATGTGTGTGGAATGAATTATGTAACCTAAATATAGCAAATTTAATTAAAAAAGGTAAGACAAAAATAGGTATAATTTTTAATACAGATCCACATAATAAAGGTGGTGCACATTGGATAAGTCTATTTATTGATATTCCAAGACAATTTATTTTTTATTTTGATAGCAATGGAGACAATATGCCTAGTCAAGTAAAAATTTTAACTGATAGAATTATTAAACAAGGAATCCCTTTAAACATAGATTTTGATCTATATTATAATGTTAAAGAACATCAATATTCAAATACTGAATGTGGAATGTATTGTTTATATTTTTTAAACCAAATGATAACTACAAATAAATCACCACAAGAATTTAACAAAAATAGAATTCCAGATGAACATGTTGAACAATTAAGAAAAATATATTTTAATGGATAAAATATTATTATAATAATATAAAAATATAAATTGTATTATTATAAATGGGAGATAATTTTACAAGTAATGATAATAAAGCTATGCTTTGGCAATTTTTGTTTGAAGAAGGCGCATTTAATGATATATCAGATACCTATATTTCTCATATAAAAAAAAATTTCGATGATGCAATAGTTGAAATTAATAATAAACATAAAAATAATATTAATTTAACACAAAAAAATAAAAAACTAATAAGCGAAATGGTGGCGATTTTAGGAATGTATAAAAAAAAACCAGAAAATATAATGAAACCATTGGAAGAGTTAAAAATCGACCTGGATACTGATTTAAAAAATAAAAATGAAGAATTTTTACAATTAATTAAAAGACCCAATCCAAAAGAAATTGATTTCAGTGATAAAAATGATGAACCTATGGATTCAAATAGTATTAATAATATGTTAAATAAAATGATGGAAACTCGGCAAAAAGAATTAAATCAAATATCTATTACAGAAATGAATAAAGAATCAACAAGTAATATTGATAGTAAATCCAGTGAAACCAGTGAAATCAGTGAAGTCAGTGAAATTAATGATAACGTAAGTTCAGTAGAAAAAAAAACATCTATAAAAGATGAAATAAAAAACTATATTACAGATGATAAACGTGTAAGTTTTAATTTTGAAGAAATACATCCAATAACAAATGATGTATCTATTAGCAATAAAGAAATTTTAGATTATTTAAAAATTCTTGTAAATAATCAAAATAAAATATTGTTAATTCTTGAAAATAATATACTTTCTACAACTGTCCCATAACTGAAGTTGGACTACCATGTATTTGATGGTGTTGTTGGAGTAATAATCTTCTTTGTTGTTCAGCTTCAATTCGTCGTCTTTCTTCTTCTTGCTGTCTTTCATATTCAATATTTGGGTCAAAATCAGATGGGTTAAAATCAGATGATCCAACTCCACCTTTATTATTTCTTGTTTTTCTTGATTTTCTTGATTTTCTTGATTTTCTTAATTTTCTTGATTTTCTTGATTTTCTTGATTTTCTTGATTTTCCTGATTTTCTTGATTTTCTTGATTTTCCACCTTTTTTTCTTGATTTTCCACCTTTTTTTCTAGATAAAAAACTATTTATTTCCTCTATTCGGGCAGCATATTTATAACTTTCTGCTTTAAGTTTATTAATAAGTTTTTGATTGTTATCCATTTTACTTAATAAACTAATTCTTTCTTTATTTAAACGGTTTAATCGTTTATTAACGTCATAAGTTGGTGCGCTAGGTAAATTTAATGGTACATCTGGAAAAACCGGTGTATTAGATGAAATTAATGTTTTATTATATGAACTCATATATAATAAAACTATATTATATTTATATCTACTTATGAATTTTTCTAAATTTATATTTTCCATCTACAATCTCAAGCATCCCAACTAATTGAGGATTCTTTCGTTTATAACTATCTAAATCATAAACTTCTCCGGTTTTTTCATTTAACGCATATTTAATACCTGCTAATTTTACTTCTTTAGCCTTCCATTCTATTTTAACCTTATTTATATCAGCAACAACATCATATTCCTCATCAGCAATCGATGGGTTATATGAAAATTTATTAGGATTAGAACCAGAAAATGTGAAACATTGTAATTTTTCTTTACCACCAAATTTAGTGTGAATAGCACAATCAATGGATGCTTCTTTTATAGCAATTAATATTTCTCTATTAATATCTTCTTTTATAGTTGATATTTCGTAAAGTGCTTCATCACTAGTTAATGGTGTAGCACTATCTATTTTACTTTTATCTTTTAATCTTAACTCTATTGATCGATCACTAGTTAATTGTTCTTGAGAGAACGTCATTAAATATAAAAATACCTCTACAGTTTGTAATATTGCTGGTAAATTTTTATGACTACAAATACGTCTAGCTCTACCAATTACTTGTTGGATTCTAACAGGATGCCAATATGGTTCTGTAATATGGACATATCTAACATTTTCTAACGATATACCTTCTGCTCCAGAAGCAGTAATCATAATTACCTTAACTATTTCACCATTATAATTATTTTTTGACATACTTTCTAATTGTTCACGAAGAGAAATGGGAATAAATTCCCAATTACTATTAAATATATTTCGAATAATTTCTTTTTCTTCGGGAGTTTCAGTACCAGTATACAATACAAATTTAGGTTTATCGATATCATCAGGTTTTATATCAATATACCATTTATCTGTCTTTTTTAATTTGAATTCTGCAAATCCGTTAGCTTTTAATACTAACGATAAAATACCAACACCTTCAAGAGTTCTGAACTGACTATAAATTAAATGTAATCCCGGATGTTTATCATCTTGTATATTTTCTAATATATTTAAAAATTTTGGACTATAAGTTTCCAATGCTTCTGGTGTTAAAAATTGATCTTTTCGAAGCTCGAGTTCTTTCAATGATTCTTGTATCCGTTCATCATATTTTATATCAATATTTTTTTCATCATCTTTTTCATCATCATTTATTTCTTGACCTTCATACGCATCTAATAAATCTTCATCAGCATTATCATCTAATATAATATTGGATATATCTTTACCATCTTTTGGTAATGGTCTAATAATCTCTTTTGGAAATACAAAATTACAGAATGCTCTTGAAAATATACGATATGTAGACGCTGATTCTTCATATAAATCATTACCCTGATTCTTTTTTCGTTTTTTAGCATTATTAGTTTCTATTTTCCGTTCTTGCACTCTAGCTTGTTCATATATTGCAAATTGAAAGTCACTCATTTCAATATGTTTCACATGAAAATCCTTACTTTTTTCATAATTAGGAAGAAGCGCGTCAATATCTGGAAAATATGATGTAAGTCCAAGAATTCTTCGTTTAAATAAATTAATATTTTTCACATTGCTTTTATCAATAAAATAATCACCAAACGAATCTAAAGTGTCAGGTAACGCCTTATATGTCTCAACCCTTATAGAATTTGGTATAATAGTAATATTATTTAGATTTAATACTTTTGTAAGTTCAGTAATTAATATATCATCACTAATATTACCCTGATCATTTATATTTACACCATCATAGTTGTCTGAATCTTGGGAGTAATTATTTAAAAATCCAAATGGATTACGTGTTATTTCCAACGTTGTAGATGTTGGTTTATATTTAATGACATCTAATACATTTTTTAATATGGAATGTTTTTTAAAGATATTAATTAATGTGTCTTGAGATACTTTTTTACCTTCATTTATAGATAATTTTAAGTACCAGGTTTTAATTCTACCACGTAATATATTAAATAGTATCCCAATTTCATTGGGATAGTTAATAATTGGTGTTCCTGTTAATAATACAATACGACAATTTTCAGCTGACATTAAATATTCGTATAATTTCATCGATAAAGAATCTGGTTTCTTAATTTTATTAACAATTCTACTGACAAAGTTATGGGCTTCATCAATAATAATAACTTTATCTGAAAATGGATTGATGGTTCCATCTAGCGATAATTGGTTTAGATGTGATGAACGAAGACCATTATAATTAATAAATTTATATTTAATACGAATCATCTCATTTAATTGGGTATCTAAACTTATTTTTTCTACATTAGATAATTTATCAAAGTTTGAAGATTTTTTTATATTGACTAACCACGCACCACCCTGTTTATCTATAAATTCTAATGGAAGTGACATAGATAATGACAAAGTTTCTTTTAAATCAGGAAGTATATTAGTGTCAATAAATTCCCAATACTGATTTTTTCTATAAATAGTATCCCCACATTTTTTTAATTCTTCAATATAGTTTACTCTCAATGATGCTGGAGTCATTACAACTATTTGTTTGTCGCTTTTTAATCCTTCCGCAATTGCTATAGATGAACAGGTTTTTCCAGATCCTAATCCATGATATAATAACAAACCTCTATATGGTGTATAGAGGTTAATGTAATCTCTAACAATTTTCTGATGAGTTAATAAGTTAAATGCCCCCTTTTTTGATGAATCGCAACTAATAACCCCCTCATCTTTTGATAATTCTTCTTTATACGGAGCAAATAATGATGAAATAAAAGAAATAAATATTTCTCTATTATTCATGTAATAAGAAGATGCTTTCAATAAAATTTTATCTTCTTTTTTTGGTAAACGGGTTTTAATATCTTGTATATCTAATAATGATAATGGACCCGTAATTATAGTTTCTCCAGGGCGAATAGTTTTTCGTTCGTGTTTAGTCTTAATTGTTTCTTGAGGAATAATAAGTTTTAATTTTTTTGGTAATTTTTTTTTAATTTTAATTGTGACTTCCGGTTTTTTTATATCAATATTTTCTACAATAATTGGTGTAGCAGTTTTTTCCTTTACTTCAATTGGTTTTTTTGGAATTAGTGTTTCCGTATCAAGAACATCTTTTAAATTGTCAAGTATGGCCTTTCTATCAAGCTGATTTGTTTTAGTTAAATCTTTAATTTTAGTTTTTAAGATTATATCTTTTTTTTCTTCAGGTTGTTTAATAATAACGTCTATATTAGGTCTAATTTCAGCCTTTGGTTTAATTTTTAATTTATCTAATAATTCTTTTGACATATTATTATTATATATATTAAAAATATTTAATAACAAACATTTATATTTTATTATATAAAATAAATATAAATGATATTTATTAGAAATATCACATATATTTTGATCCCTAATATTATTCGTAAAAAAACAAAAGATTTAAATATAGTTAAATATTCTAAAGATAATATTACTTTTAATAATTCTCGTATACTAATTAAAAAAAATACATTTCAAAAAAAATATGAAATGGTTGAAAGTCATTCAACTAAACCATATACAGTCTTTAAAATTCCTAAATAAAAATTGATATACTTTTTAAATATTAATATATGTTAAAAAAATATATTAATATTAATATATTATTAATATTGATATTGATATGAGTATTAATAAATCAATACAATTGGGATTATGTTGTATAAATACAACATTGAGAGCTCAAAAACCTCCAATATATCCATCTAGAAGTGTTATTATAAAAACTATAAAAGAAAACGGAATTGAATGTTTAAAAACTAAAATATTATATAATCTACAAGATATATTATTAATGATGGATTGGAATGAGAAAAATGGTATAAAAGTGTTTAGACTTTCAAGTGATATGTTCCCCCATAAATCTAATTCAAAAATTGATTCTTATTCATTTGATTTTGCAAAAGATTTATTAAAACAAATTGGAGATAAATCTAAAAAATATAATCAAAGAATTACATTTCATCCAGGACAATATAATGTTATTGGTAGTCCAAATAAAGAAGCTTTTCAACATACTATTGACGATTTATCATATCACGCAGAAGTTTTGGATCTAATGGAGTTGGGTTGTGATTCGGTTATTGTAATACATGGTGGTGGTATATATAATGATAAAAATCTTACTAAAGAACGCTGGTGCGAACAATACAAAATGCTTCCAGAAATAGTAAAAAATCGCATAGTATTAGAAAATTGTGAGAAATGTTTCTCTATTGTAGATTGTCTTGAAATATCTGAAAAAATTAATATTCCGGTTGTATTTGATACCCACCATTATGAATGTTATAAAATATTACATAAAAATGAATCATTTCAAGAACCATCTCATTATATACCAAAAATATTAGAAACTTGGCATAAGCGCGGAATAAAACCAAAATTTCATGTTAGCGAACAAGGATCTGGAAAATGTGGACATCATAGCGATTTTATTGAAGTAATACCAGAATATCTTTTAGAAATACCGGACAAATTTAAGATAGCAATAGATATTATGATCGAAGCAAAATTAAAAGAACAAGCCATATTCAAATTATATGAAAAATATAAGTTTTTAAATTGTAAAATTGGTGAAGAAAAAATTGTTTTAAAAAATCCACCATGTATGGCTTGGGTTAATGCTCATGTAAAAGACTGTGAATGCTGTGTAAAATCTACCCAAAAGAAAAAAAACCTAAAAATAGTTTCATCATTTTAAATTTTCAGATATATTTTATTATTACATTATTTCAGATTTTTGTTTATTGTTTACAGAAATTTTTTTAATTGCTTCATCACACGCAATCTGTTCAGCTTTCTTTTTAATTTTATGTAAACCTTTTGCTAGAAAAATCAAAATCTTATTATCATTTCGTAAATATTCCTGAATAGCATCTAAACTATTAAATTCTTCAAATTTTTTAGCATCATTAATATTGATACTATGTATTGACTGTCCTAAACAAATATAAACACCCATCTCATATCCGGTTTCCATATCATGATTGATTTCAAGATATTCTGGTGTAATTTTAAATTCTTTTTGAACAATAACTTGCAGCTGATTTTTATAATTATCATCTGTGCTGATTAATTTGGTCCAATCTACATGTTTTTCAAAAATACTTTCTATGAAAATTTGACACATTTGAAATCCTGGACCAGTAACAAAAACATTTTCAAACCATTTATCATCATCTTTAATATCGATTTTATTAACATCTAAAAATAATGCTCCTAAAAATGCTTCGAATAAACACCCTAATTTTTTTAAATTAGTTCTAGTGTTTTTTTCTTCTGCATGTTTAGAAATAATATACCATTTATGTATTTTCATTTCATATGCTAATCTTCCAATATGTTCATTTTTTACTAGAGCAATTTTTTTTTCAGTCATGAACCCTTCATCTGCTTTAGGAAAACGTCGATATAAATAATATTTAGTAATACATTCAAGAACACCATCTCCAATAAATTCTAATCTTTCATTCGATTTTGTTTTTAATGATAAACAATTATATGGTTTATCAGCGATTTTAATATCAGAATTAACATTTTCAATCATAGGCCTCTTTACATAAGAACGATGTATAAATGCTCTTTTAAATAACTCAATATTGTAAATCTCATAGTTTACACCATACATTTTGAGAATAGATTGAACATTATTCAATGTAATCTCAATATTATTTGCATTATATGGGTTAAAAATTAGCTCATCGTTAATTCTAGTAATATCATCATCCGTAATTTTATTTTCGCTTTCCATGTGATATATATTATATATTATATATTATATAATATATATTTTTATATGTTTATATCATTTAATTTAATCATATAAAGCGTTATCATCATAAAATAATCTGTAAAATATATTATATTATATTATATCATAATGCGATTCTTTAGAAAGAAAGAAACATCTAATAACCCTCTTATTGAGTTGGTTAATGATCTAAATGACAAATCTTCTACAGTATCTGCATTATCTAAAGGACTTGGCGTTAGTTCTGAAATAACAAAAAAATCATTTTTATTATCATTAAGAACTATACCACATTTATTAGATAGTGCAATACTAATAACCTTAACTGCTATGATAACTAGATATTTTATGTTAATTAAACTTTTCAACTAAACAATGTAAAAATATTTTTATAATTTTATTTATATTATTATAAAAATATGATTTCTATTAAATGTCCATTGTATGGAATTATATATATAACAAAACGTATGAATACTATAATTAATACACCAGAATTTAAGCGATTACATAACTTACGCCAATTAGGTATAACATATTTGGAATTTCCTTCAGCAAACCATACTAGATATGAACATAGTATTGGGGTTAGTCATTTAACACAATTATTAATGACATCATTAAAAAAACATCATCTGGAACTAAATATAACCGAAAATATGATCGAATTGACACAAATTGCCGGGCTAATTCATGATATTGGTCACGGACCATTCAGCCATTTATATGATGACCATTTTTCTAAAGGTATTTTTCATGAAGAAAGGGGTATTATATTATTTAAAAATATGGTATCAAAATATAATTTAAATTTTAATAGCGACGAAATCGAATATATAATTAATTGTATTAATCCAGTAGATTCCAATATTTATGATTATAAATTTCAAATTGTAGCTAATAAAATGTCAGCAATTGATGTTGATAAAATAGATTATATTCAGAGAGATAGTTATCATTTAGGTTTTGGTATAAATGAAAAATACCAAGAATTATTAGATTCTTGTAGAGTTGTTAACTATAATAATAATTTGGTTTTAGGATGGTCAAATGATATTGAAGACAAAATATTATCATTATTTATTACTAGATATAGACTACATAAAAATATTTACTGTCATCGTAATGTTAAATCATATGAAATATATTTAAAACAAATATTAAAAAAAATTTTTGAAATAGATATACCTTGGATTAATCTAACTGATAATATAATAACACAATCTTGGAATAATGAAATAATTGAATTGAAAAATAGAATTGATAGTGGTCAAATTTATAATATGGTTAAAGAAGTTGTATTATACAATATCACACCAAAAGAAGAGGTTGATTTACAAAATGAACTAAAAGAATATATAACAATTCTAAAAAATAAAAATCAAAATAAACATAATGTACTTCTCATTAAATATACTATAGGCTTTGGTATTAAAGATACTTTAAAAAAAATTGTCTTTTTTGATAATTATATGAGATCTATATCTGATCCGCAAAAAATAACCGGGTTTTGTAGAGAGAAATATGATACATTTATTGCACCATTAATGAATGATGAAACCATTTATAGAGTATATTGCGAATACTAATTTTTATGTGACATTGATAAATATATATTATTTTTTATTAATTTAAATATAATATATAAATTATTAATAGTTATAATATGAAAATTATTATTGATAACCGTGAACCGATTGAATTAAAAACTATTATTGAATCTAGATCTTCCAATGTTGAATTACGTAATTTAGAATTGGGAGATATTATATTTAAAGATAATGATAATAATGATATTATCATTTTTGAGAGAAAG